TTAAAGAAAAGTTTTGTGCAGAAGCTAAAGCAGTTGCTGTAGCAGCATTACCAGTTGTAGAACCTGATGTACCTGATACGTTACCTGTAACATTACCAGTTACATTTCCCTCTAAGTTTGCTATTAATGTTCCTACTGTATGGCCAGTTGCAGAAATATCTACTGTTGTAGTAGGTTCTGTTTGTAAGCCATGAAATAATCTAAACTTATCGGTTTGAGAAGCATCCCATACTAAACCACCAAACTTAGTAGTTGATGATTGTACATATTTACCATAAAAACCAAAATCAACAGAGTTACCAGTATTGTTATCTGCGTATCGAACCATTGGGTCATTTATTGTTACAGTTGTAGATTCAACAGCAGTTGTAGTTCCATTTACTGTTAAGTTGCCGTCTAATACTAAATTATTAAATGTTACATTATCTGAAGTTCCAACAGCTTGTCCTATTGATATAGCACCTGTACCATTGTTATAAGTAACACCAGTGCCACCAGATAAACTTGTAAGTGTTATAAATGCAGAGTTTGTATTAGAGTAATTAGCTAAATCATTATCAACAACAAAATCTATATTTCCATCAGTATCATCATAAGATACAGTTATTAAGGTTTCTGTTCCGTCTAACATACCTCCAACAAAATCTTCTACTTGCTCTTGTGTTAGAGTTGCTGTAATAAATCCAGAAGTACTGTTGTCATAATTTGCTAAGTCATTATCAACAACAAAATCTATGTTGCCGTCAGTATCGTCATAAGATACAGTTATCAGAGTTTCTGTACCATCAAGCATTCCACCAACAAAGTCTTCAACCTGTTCTTGTGTTAATTGAGTATTTGTATCAGTAGCATCTAGTGTAAGTGTTCCTGCTGTATCATCATATGTGGCTGTTACATTTGTACCACCTACAATTACACCATTTACAAAATCTTCAACCTGTTCTTGTGTGAGCTGAGTGTTTGTATCAGTAGATGCAATTGTCAAAGTACCTGCAGCATCATCATAAGTTAATGAGACATTAGACCCTGCTGTAAGCAAAGAATCTACTCTATCATCAACTCTTTCATTTAAATCAGTTGTTATTTCACTTAAGTCAGCTGATATTGTTAATTGGTCATTACTATCGTCATAACTGATATCTATACCTGATGTTGCTGAATCAACTAATAGTGTTCCTACTCTGTCGTCTACTCTTTCATTCAAGTCAGTAGTTATTTCTGATAAATCTGCTGTCAAGGTAAATGAATTTGCAGCATCATCGTATGCTACATCTACACCATTTCCTCCAACTACAAAACCAGAACCTATTCTGTCATCTATTCTTTCATTTAAATCAGCAGTAACTTCTGATAGGTCTGCAGTAAATGTTAATGTACCAGCAGCATCATCATAAGCTGTATCTACACCAGCACCACCAACAATAAGAGCATTTACTCTATCATCAACTTTTTCATCTGTATAGTAAAAATTAGAAGAGCCTTCAGTTAAATCATCAGTGGTTAATCCTGATAAGCTAGAGACTGTACCTGTTACATTACCTTCTAAGTTTGCAACTATAGTTCCAGCAGTACCACTGAATACTTCAGCAGCATTTGTTGCATCAGGTATAAAAACAAATTTTCCTGTACTATCATCAAATCCAAAGAAACCTAACTTTGGTGCTGAACCAGTATGGTATCTAAACTCAATACCTCTATCTTTATTATCATCTGACGCTGGTGCTGTATCTCCACCTAATGTAAATATTGGGTCATCAACTGTTACTGTTGTTGAATTTACTGTAGTAGTTGTACCATCAACTTGAAGATTGCCTCCAACTACTAAGTTTCCTGATGTTTGTAAACCTGCAAATGTAGGAGCATCACTTGTTCCTAAACCTAAACCCTCTAATAAAGCAGCTAATGATGCGTAAGAACCACCTGTACCACCATCATCTAAACCTATAAACTCAGTAGATTGAAGCTCAGCAAAACCAGTGGGGTTACCACTATTATCAAAATTAACTCTTACTGGTGTTTTTTCTGCCATTATTCAGCTACTTCCATATCTACTATTTGATTGCTTCCAGATGAATTTACTACTGTTAATTGTAGTGTACTGTTATCGGATTTTGCTGGCATTAAAACATCTGATGTACTTCCTGAACTTAATAGTAAAGGTATACTTCTTGTGCTTACTCCAACAAAACCACCACCACCAGATACTGTATCAGAGGTTGCCACATTAAAAAATTTATTTCTTAAAGGAACACCCTGCGTTACACCTGATGCATTCACTACTGGTACTTTACTAGCCATTGAGAAAGTTTTGGGTATATTATTTGTGACCTTAACTTCATTAGTTGAAGTATCTGTACTAATAGTTACCTTATCTCTTTCACTATCATATCTACTATCTACTGATGTATTGTTCTCTGAGTTAAATTTTAAAGCAGCAGAAGTAGCATCGGCATTTAAAGTACTTTGATTTGTAGATTGAACTTGTGTAAAAGCATTTTGATTTAGTTCTCCATCTGTATTTGCATTTATTGTTATAGAATCATTATTAGCATCTACATTAAAAGTAACATTAGAACCTGGTGTAAGTGTTAGTGTATCAGTATTGTTGTCTGCTTGTATAGTTGTACCACCAGCAACTATGGTTCTAAATGCTTCGCTACCAGCAGAAGTATTAGTATTTGTAATTGTTATTGTATCTGTAGAAGTATCAGTGGAAATACTTATTCCTGTACCTGCAGATATATTTAATGTATCTCCTGCTTGGTCAGCTACTACATTTGATTGTCCACTTACCGCTAGTGTTTTAAATCCACTTTCCTGTGTAACTGGAGATGACCATGATATGTTACCAGTTCCATCAGTGGTAAGCATTTGACCTGATGCACCAGAGTTACCATTTATTAATAATTTTGAAGATAGTATATCTAATGCACCATCAGTTGTTATCTGAAGTCTTTCTGTATTATCTACACCAAATATTAATTTTTTACTTGCACTTGTATTAATTACAAATGTACCATCTGAAACAATAGATTGTCCATCTAAAGATAAAGTATGTTCCGAATCTACTAATGCAAGAACTGCATTACTTATTGAGTAACCAAAAGAACCATCGAGAATATGTTCGGCGGCTCCATCGCCTGACATCTGACCGCTAGATGTGTGTGTTTGTGTGATAGCCATTAACCTACACCAGGTATCTCGCTATCAAAACTCCCTCCTAACTGACCATATATAAAAATCATTCTATTCATTTCTTCCATAACTTCTTTAACTGCCATATACCAATTTTCGTATTCTTGATGATTTTCATCAAGCCTATCAATCATTAATCCAAAATGCTCTCTTTCTAAATCTTCAATTCTTCTTAGAACATAAGCCATTTTGTAATCATGACTTATAAATCTATAAGGCATATGGAATTCATCTTTCTTTTTTTGATTATCGTCAGACATTATCCCTCCAATGCTTCGATTCTAGCAGTTAAATCTGAATTCTGTGTGCTTAGTTCTTGTATTGCTTTTACTAATGGTGCAATCATATTGGATGATGAATAATTGTAAGTATCTTTATCTTCTTCATAATTAAGTAATTCATAAGTTTTAGAATCATCTATATAATTTTCCATATCTTGAGCAAGAAAACCGAAAACATAATTTTCACCAGCGTCTGTAAATGTTTCTTCAAGCGTTCCTTCACAATCTTCTATTGTGCATCCATCATCTGTTTTATAAAATTCATTACATTGACTACAAGAAAAACCAGTAGACCATTGTTTCCAAGTAAATTCTTTAGGTTCTAAATTATTAATAAAATCTAAACCATAAGTAAGTTCAGCTATATTTTCTTTTAATCTTTGGTCAGATGCACTAGATTCAAATAATCTATAAACTCTTCTCCACCTGTTACCAGATTCACCTAAGTCAGTTGTATTGTCAGTATTTGGTCTTAAAACTCTATAACTTATATTGTCACTAGCATTTGCTCTGAAGTCAGTTGTGCCTCCACCTCTTAAAAAAACACTAGAGCTGTCAAACCCTACGACGGAGCTTCCAAAGCGTTGTTTAAATTGAGAACCATGAACTGTACCAGTAGCAAGCACTTCATCCTGTACAGTTATATCAGTTCCAATAGTTGCACTATTTGCACTCATGTTTGCAGAAGTATTTATATTAAAAGACATACTGATACTTCCACCACCAATTAATGTAGCGTCTAAAGTACCACCAGAAATTGAATTTGCCGATATAGAACCACTAGATATATTATCAGCATTTAAGTTAGTAACATCTATAACAGAAGCATCAATACTTCCAGAAGTAATACTGTTTGCACTTAAATTAGAAACCTTTGCATCTGTTACAGAATCGTTTTCTAATTGATTTGTTCCAACAGAGTTTGAACCCATCATAGATTTAATAATATTTACTGAACTTGAAGATATTTTATTAAAGTTTAAAGAACCAGCAGTTATAGTTCCTGCATCTAAAGTACCACCAGATATTTGGTCAGCAGAAATAGAACCACTAAATGTACCACCTGCTGCACTTAGATTACCTGAAAAAGTTCCTGTAGCAGCATTAAGTGCTCCTGAGAATGTACCACTAGCACCAGTTATATCTCCTCTAAAGTTACCTGTGTTAGCTTCAATAGTACCGTCAGCTTTTATTATCCAACCATCAGAACCTGAAGAGTAGTTACTAGATTTAATAACAGCACTATCAGATGTATTAGTTCCAACAATAATTTCTTGACCAGCAATAGTACCTGCAGTAATTTTACCTGCAGTTAATGTATCTATTTTTGCATCAGTTACAGCTAGATTATTTATTTTAGCAGTAGTGATTGCAGCATCAGATATATTTGCAGTAGCTACTAAATTACCATTAGCTGATTGTTCATCTGATGGAGAAGATTCATTTCCTGCATTATCTACTGCTGTGAATCTAAAGAAGTGTGTAGAACCATTAGGCATCTGTACTTCACCTACTACAGGTATCTGATGTTTTATAGAAGCTGAACCAACATTTAATTCTCCAACTTTGTGTTGTTGTTTATCATTTGCTGAGGATAAAGAAAAACCTGAAGAAGTTGATGCGTATACATTTAAATGATGTGTATCTCTTTGTAATGTAAAATTAACGATAGAACCTATAGCATTACCTGAATCATCTTCTGCTCTACCTAAATTATGTATTATCTGAACTCTTAGAGCTCCAGCTGCTATTGTTGCAGCAGGTCCTGGTTTAGATGGAGCATTAGTATCTAAAGCGGTTGTGACTGTTCCAGTTGCTGGTTCAGATGTATTAGCATTAGTTAGTATTGCAATAACCCTTACTTCGTAAGAAGTATTTAACTGTAATCCTTCAATTGTAAAATCATTAGTAGAACTCCAATTTATAAATGAAGATTGATAGTCACCAGTTGTATTAGTTGGTTTCCAATCTATTTGATACTGTAAACCATTTTGAACAGGTGAACCATTGTCATATGTAGGTTCTTCCCATTGAACAAATATAATTGCATTATCTCTTCCTAAGTCATCCTGTACTGTTGCAGATGTAAGTTTTAAATCACCTTCAACTAAAGTATCGGGATGCCTAGGTTTTCTTACTCCTGTCTGTCTAGTACCAGATACTACTCCTGTTACAGCAGAGCTAAATCTTAAATCTTCTCCTATACGTTTTTGTAAATCACCAATGTCTAACTGTGTATTACCAGTTTCCCAAGAAACGTAATCTGATAAATCTATGTACTCAACTCTGTAGGGAGATGTTGAAGCAACTTTTCTAAGGTACACACCATATCCATCTTTGACTGGCCATGTTATTCCTGTAATTCTTATTTTTTCAGGATTAATAATTTGACCACGGTATGCTACTTCAAATAAAGAACTTCTACCATCTTCTATTCTCTTTGCTTCAGTATCTTCAAATCTTATTTCAGGGTCATAAACATATATCATATCTCCAACACTAAAGTCACCTTGTAAGTCATACTCTTCTAATGAAAGTGATAGAGTTTTCTTTACCTTCTTAAATTCATTTAGATAAGCTAGAGCTCTTTCATTTCTTTGAATATTAGGTATATTGTTTTCACCAACAAATTGTATTCTTTCTAAGTCAGCTCCAAATAAATCTTTATAAGGTGTGTTATTATCAAATGCTTCTGCATGGTCAGCTTGTTGTGATGAGCCTTCAGCTTGTGTAAGTAACTCTACACCTGATACATAATCTTCTGCATCAAACTGTGCAGTAATTTGTTCTGGTGTAAGACCAGATATTGCTGGGTCTTCTCCAGATACATCTCTTACAATTATTGCAGGTGGTTCATTTGTTCCATGACCTCCAAACAAAACCTCTTTTTTACCAGCATCTAAAGTTCCATTTGTATTTATTCTATATTCTGTTTCCAACTGTTCAGAAATAGTATTGATTGCTGAATAAACTGACTCAACATAATGTTCCCCATTGTATAAACCTGTAGTAGAAGTAGTTGATAATTCAGAACTAGGAGCAGTAAAGTTAGCAGTATATAATGCAGTTCCCTTTGTTACTCTTAATCCATCAATATAACCTTTAAAGTAATCTGAACCTTGTGAACGACCAATTGAAAATTTTAAAGTTCCATCTCTTGTATTTCTTGTTATAGCTTTTGGAGATGTAAACTCAGAAACTTTTGTACCATTTTTAAAAGTTCTAAATACATTACCTTTTCTTGTAATAGCAAAATGATTCCATTGACCATAGTTAATCGTTCCCATAGATTGACCATCTGCAATATCCCAGATAGTTGTATCGGTACCACTTGATATCGTGCTTTGTGAAAGAGATGAACGCATATAAACTTTAGATGTTCCTGCTCCATCTTCATTAAGACCAATTATAAATGCAGGTGTTTGCCCATCAGGATTAGCTGCAAAAACAGCTCCATGATTAGTAGCACTTCTAGGTGCTCCAACTACATCTGCGCCATGATAAAACTTTTCATTTGGTTGCCAAAATTTAGAATAATACTTTTGATAGAGTGGGTCATTTTCATAGAAGGTTGTACTACCAGGTTCAGTAGCGTATATAGACCTGTTACCTGTGTAATAATCTGGAACATCTGTGCTTAAGTTTGCAATTAATGCAGAACTTGCTCCTGTATGAAAGTCTACAGATGGTGTAAAAAATACTTGTTGTTCATCTGATGCAACAGTTCTACTTGTAGAATTTCTAGCACCAATTGAACCATCTAAACCAAAATCTACATTTTTTTTATTTTCAAAATATTCAACTGGTATTGTTGCACCTTGATACCAATCAGGTTGTGTTATTGGATTAATATTTGTTGGAAAGGTTCTTGAACCTGCTGTACCTACCAACTCATCTATATCATTATTTCTTCTATCTATTTGTGGTTTTACCCAAAAGTAAGTTCCATCTTTTCCAACAGAAGCTAACCACATTAGTGCATATGCAGCATTATTATATGCTGTTAAGTTAGCAGTAGCTGTTACTGAAGTGCCATCAACTAATTTATATCTGTCTACAAAAAATGAATGTTCAAATCCAGCTTGTCCTTGATGAAAACATATAGCAACCATAAGGTCATAGTGTTTTTGTGCAAGTGTATTGTCGTAAGGGAAAGCATCTTTATGAGAATTAAAGACAGACTTAACTTTTGTTTCTACTGCAGATAATTTGTCTTGTAGTAACTGTTCAGCTAATGTCGCCGAAAAAACTTTAGTAGAATTAGTTGAATCGTTACCTGTATATTTTAATTTAATAGAAGCATTAGTAACTTGATTGCCAGCCTCATTTTTAAAGAAACCACCAGTACTGTTTGTAGCATTAGCATCACTAAATTCTACAGGAAATATAAATGTCGTTCCGCCAATATCTATACCTGTATTGTAAACATTATTAAATAAAGTATCTTTTCCAGGAACACCATCAAGAGTTGTTCCATAACCAATAGTTAAAGTACCTCTTATTTGTCCATGATAATTTGGGTCATATGGAACACGACCATAGAAATCACTTATGTAATTAGTTGTTGCATTTGATGGTTTAGGGTCATTATCTAAATACTGTAAACCTACTGCAGAAAATAAAGGATATCCATCATCATAAACAAATGGTATATATTTTTCAGCTGATTTTATTTTGGTTAAACCAGAAGAAGATAAAGAAGCGTTAGCTAAATCAAACTGTGGCATATCACGGACTCAACCTGTATTCCCACCATTCAATAGTGAAATCTCTATCATCTAAATTTAAATCATTATTGTAATCTATTTGTACGTGGTCTGATGCTCCAGTTAATTCTAGAGAAGAACCACCAAATTGGTTTTGGTCGGTTGATATCTGTGCATTATCAAAAAATGTTAAAGTTTGTCCTAAGGCAGAAGCGTCAGTAGTTGTTATTGCTCCGTCACTACCATTAAAGTTTAATAAAAGAGTTGTATCTTCTTTAGATGGGTCAGTAATTGTTCCTGCTCTAATAGCTCTCTGTTTTCCTTCATCACCTTCTCTCAATATTCCAAATGGTTTACCACTTGAGTTATCAAGAACAAAAGATAAAGTCTTTTCGTTATAAGTTCTTTTAGAAGATAAGCCACCTTTTTCAGCTATAGGTAATCCTCTTGTCTCACTATCACCTAAGTAAGCAATTAAACCTGTACCTTCAACTTCTACTGTTTCGTCTTGAATTGCTAATTCTGTAATAATTCCTACATACTCAGCACTTGACAACATACTTGAATCATCAAGTTCATCTTCTGAAACACGGGCAGGCATTATAACAATATGCTCCCATGGTTCTATAGAGTTCACTATTGAGTTAGGTACTAAATCTATATTTAAAGAAACATTAAATGTTCCAGGTGCCATAAGTTTTTCTGTTACACTCATGCTTTCACCACCTTACAATACTCAGATACATTGTCTAGATATTGGTCTCTGACACTATCACCAGTATCTGCGCTATTCACACTTCCATTTGCTTGATAATATTCATATCCAATAAATGTTTTAAACTGCGTACCACCTGTAGTTGGATGTATCATACCTCTAACTAAATCTTCAGTAAATGCTGTAGGAGAACCTAGTAACCATTTATTACCATCTGTATCTACTGCACCAGCTTTTATGTATCCAGTTGCTGTAGCTGCATCTTGTGGTGGGTCTTCACTAACACTAAAATTAAGTCTTGATGTTTTAGGAGATTGATTAAATATTATTGAAGCATGATGAGCTCCACGTCTTAAAGAAATATCCATAGTTAACCTATCCTGACCACTAGCTTGATAATTAGATGTGCATCTTATAATTCCAAGCTCTGATGTATTCCTCATTATCTGTATTGTTTTCCATCCTCTATATTCTGTTGCAAGTTGATTACTGCCTGATGGAGTACCACGACTTACGGCCCATTCTTGTTCTGAGCCATAACTAGTTGTATCCCACATACGTGTAGTAATTCTTGATTGTGCAGTTGAAGAACCAATTGTTATTTTTATTAATCCATTTTCAATAACAGTATTTGCAGGTGTGTTTGGAGAATTCAAACCATTTCTTATTCTTGAGTCAGTAGTTATTCTTACAGCTCCTTTATAAAAATCTTCTGGATTTACATGGAACTGTGCATTCTTTCCTCTTAAATTATTATCACGTTTTATTCTCATTGTTACTGTATCAACACCAGATGTAGTAGTTAAATCTCCAGCAACTCTAGTGCCATCTGTAGGGTCACTCTCATGAAAATAGTTAAAATGATTTCCAGGTGGAGAATGAAATTGATTACTTGTAGATGTTATTGAATGTGCATTATCAATAAGCTTTCCTGTCATAACAGATTCTTTTACAACTTCACCTACTTTTCCTAAGTATTCCATATCTATTGAGTAGTTAAAACCTCCCATAGAGTATCTAGCTATATCTACTGAGCTGTCGGTTATATAAACAAAACCATCAAATGAAGAATCACCATCGTATCTAAATGGAACATACATTGCTGATTGTGCCATAGATACTAATTCATCTCTAATAAATTTAAGTGTTGCTAAATCTGTTTCAGCAATCTTTCCAGAAATTCTTAAATCTCTTGAACCTCCACCACCAGAAAAATCTATAGACGCTGGTGAGGTAATATCTAATCTACCAATGTGTACTTGATTTGGCATTAATTTCTCCTCAATCCAGTTCCTGCGGAACCTTCTTTATCTAATTTTCTTAAAGCTTTACTAATTTGTACTGCTGCTTTCCTAGCTGATATAGGGTCAGATGGAACACCAGTAACATTAACATTAAGATTATTTACCACTGTACCAGATTTACCTGTACCTAGAGGTTTTACTAAAAATCCTGAACCTGGTACAAATCTTACTTCTTCAGGTCCATACTCACCTACAAGAGCTCTAGTCATTGGGTCTCCTCTTCCACCATATCTATAACTTGAAACTCTGCCTCCCATACCCATACCAGGTATAAAATTGCCATCAAATCTTGCAGCCATCCTAGTGAGAAAATCCATAAAACTTCTAAATACATTTCCAAATGAAGACCCACCACCAGGTATATTTAGTTCATCTCCTGGTGAAAAGAAACCTACACCTCCTTTAGAAATTGGAAGGTCAGGGTTTTGTCCAGGTGTATCTAGAACATTAGACCCTTTCCCTTTACCCAATCTTGCATCCAAAATGGCTTGTTCTTCATTTAGTTGTTCAATAAAGTTTATATCCAAAAGGCTAGCTTTTATTCTATTCATATGTTCTTCGATAGCAGGAGTTTGTGAAATTAGATTTGCTACAAGCTGGTCTGTTCCATTTATAATACCTTGGATTGAATCAGTAGTGTCTCCATATACATTATTTAAATTTCCTAATCTAGTTAAGTATTCACCATCGTTAGCAATAGTATCTTCTAGTTTTGCTGTAGAGTCTAACAATCTTAAATCAGCATTTACTTCATTTTCTTTTGCTCTAGTTACACCATCTATTGCCATTGTAAGATTTAAACTGGATAGTTCTAGTTCATCTCTAAGTTTTATATCTTCTTCTCTGAGGCTTATAAGTTGAGGGTCAGTCTCTAATGCATCTTCTTTAATTTTATTTAAATCTTTTTCTGCTTGAGCTAATTCAAGTATTGCTAATTTTCTTTCATCATCAGATAAATCAGTACCTTTCATTCTTGCTAAATCTTCTTCTGCTGCTTGCAATTCTAAATTACTTATGACACCTTTATTTGCCATAGCTCTTAAGTCTTGAATATTTTCTTCTGCTTTTTGAATTGCTAGAAGTTCTTTTGCAGATTTGTTACCACCAGCATTTTTTAATTTATCTTCTAAGGATATTTTTTTACGAAGTATATTAATTTCTTCATTAAGAGTAATGTTGCCTTTAGCTCCTTCTATTTCTAACTTATTCAACTCTTTCTGATTTTTGATAATTCTTTCTGTTAACGTAGCATTGTTTCTTCTTTCCTGATTTAACTGTTGCTCAGCTTTAATTCTTGCAGCGGCTGCAGATGCCACTCCTCTTTGAGCAGTTCTAAAATCAGTTATTAAAGAAAAATCTTCCTGTGCTTGAGTTACTGCACTCTTAAGAGCTTCTACAAATACTCTTTCTAAATTTTGCTGACCATCTTTAATACCCTCAATAACACCTTGTATAAGTGGATGACCTATAAGCTTTCTAGTTTTATCAGAAGGAGATTTTATATCATTATCTTCCATAACTTTTTCAATTGCTTGTTCTACAGATTCAGAGAATACCTCAGCTATCTCATCTTGTTTGTTAAATATTCCTACAATAAATCCATCAGCTAAACCTTCACTTGCTTGTTCAAACTCAGATGCATTATCTTTAAGCATTTTTGAGGCAGCCTCTGCTAGCTCTGGACCAACTGACTCCATCAATCTACTTTCTAGTCCAGCTGCTAAGCCAGGCATATTTACAAAATCTTGAGCAACTCTAAGAGCTGAAGGACCTATTTCTGATAATTGTTTTGCAACAAGAGGGCTCTGAAGTGCTATCTGACTTATAAGTTTATTAAATACATCAGTCATTTCTAAATTGTGTTCTAAGTTTTCTATAAATTTTTGTGCAGTCATACGTGCTGCTTCAGGCAATTTATCTAGTGTACTAATAGCTCTATTAATTGCACTTTCAAAATTATCATCAATAGTTTTTGCAATATCTCCAAAAGCTAATTCCATTCCTTCTATAGATTCTTCTAAGCTATCTACAGTTCCGCCAGCTTCTTTTGCTTTTTCTCTTATAATATCCATTACCATTCCAGAAGCTTTTGCAAAGTTTTCTTGCTTAGTAGCATCTAGAGTTTGATTTTCTTGCATCAATCCTTGTGTTACTAATAGTTCCTGTTGTCTATTAAGAAATTGACCTTTGGCTTCAAGTAATTTACTAGATTGCTCAACCTCTTGTCCAGACACCATCTGTCCAAGATTTGCTCCTGTGGTCTGTTCAATAACCTCTGTGTATAAACCTAAAGTATTTACTACATTTTTTAAATCACTATCTGGTATATTTAAACCTAGGTTTTGTAATATAGTATTTTTTTGACTCTTACTACGGACTTTATTTAAATCTTGCATTAAAGGAAGTAACTCACCAGCTTGTGAAATTCTTTCTATTTGTTTATCAACAGCTCTATCACCAGTACCTCCACTAATTAATTCTTCTAAAACACTGTCAACAGTTGGAAGCCCACCTGATTGAATGTCTGTGACTAATCCTGATAGTCCGCCAAAAATTTTTGATTCTAAATTAGTTGCATCTAAACCTGCATCCTCTGCAAATTTTTCTATATCTTTTTCTAAACCTTTACCACCCTTTTGACCATATAGTAATGTCTGAAGAAGTCCACCAGCATCTCCTCTAGCTTGTGCTTCATTACGTGATATTGCCTTCTCTGTACTAGCAATCATTTCATCTATAGCATCAGTTACTTCTTTAGGAGCTCCTTCATTTTTCTTTAATTCTTTTAAATCAAGTAACTCTTCAAGTGTTAATTTGTGAGATTCTAGTTCTAATATGCTTTCAGTAATTCCATCAAGCCCATTTGCAAACTCATCCATACTTCTTTTTCTTGCACCAATTCTTTCAAATATAGAAAATATGCCACTTATAGCAGCTGTGGCTATAAGCATAATACCTATAGATTTAGCAAATCCTATAACGGCAGCTGTTGCAGTTCTTGCTGCAATAGAAAGACCAAGCATACCGCCTTTCATACGCTCTGTAAGAACAATAGTTCCCTTACCAGTCTTATTGAATTTCATGATTGCGTTATCCATATTTCTCAAAAACATATCACTATCACTAAAAGCTTTATTAAGTTTAAGGAATCTAAAAGTTGCTATTTTTCCACCACCTGATAGTTGTTTTAAAGCTCTAAATGCTTCTTTTGTTCCACCTTGAATTGTTCCAATACCTCTTTGAAATAAAGTAGTTGTTTGAGTAACAGTTCTTTGTGTTTCTTCAAAATGTTTACCTTGAACTTGAGTTGTTTGTGTACCAAACCTGCTTAAGAAACTACCAGGAGTAAAAGCTTTTTTACTTTTATCTCTTGCAAATGTGTCCCCAAGACTTTGTGACAGACCACCAGTAAAGAACATACCTCCCATTCCTCTTTGATTTTTGAAAAGTAATCTTTCTTGTTCAGCATTTAAGCTAGAAACACCCATTGTTAATCTAGATATAGCAGCTTCTGCCTCTAAAGTTCCTTGTGCCATTGTTTTAAAAGCTGCTCTTAATCCAAATATGCTTCCACCAATAACAGTAAACACTGTACCTATTCTGCCAATACCTTTAACCCTCTTGTCGAAATCTGTTAAAAATGTTAAGAAATTTGCTAAGCCTTGAACAGCGTTATTAATTGATGGTAAAAATTGTTCACCGAAAGATATAGCAGATTCATTTACAATATTTTTTAAAATCTTAACTTGTGATGCAACTGTTTCATATCTTCTTTCAGCTTCAGTAAGTAATGCATTATTCTCTTTAAATTCTTGATTAGACATAGCAAGAGCTTCACTAAGTAGCCCACCACCATCTGCTCCTTCAGCTCTACTTAATGCCTGTATTGCTCTTCTAGTTCTAATTTGACCTAAACCAATTTCTTCTAGTATTGCAACAGCATCATCACCTCTGTCTTCTACTTCACCTAAGCCTTCTATAAATGAAGCTAATGCTTGTCCAGGGTCTATTTCAAATAACCCCTTAAATGCTTCTACAGTCATACCAGCAGTCTGTGCTACTAATTGTAATCTTTTACCACCAACACTAGTTAATCTATCCACTACTTGAACTAATCTAATTATCGCAGTTGCACCTGCTTGAGCTGGCTGACCAACTGCTCTTAGAGCCGTAGCAAAAGCAACAGCATCTGTTGCAGCGTTATTAAAATCTGAAGCAATACCTGCAGTAGCAGTTGCTATTTGTGTTGCAGCGGTAACAATTTCTGATTCAGTAGTAGCAAAGTTGTTACCTAATTTTACAATTACAGAAGCTAGATTATCTACTTCACTTGCTGCAAGACCTGTTATTTTTTGAAGCCTTGCTAATGACATTGCTGCATCTTCTGCAGACATATTTGTAGCAACTGTTAGTTTTTGAATTGTGTCTGTAAACTTAACGATGTCTGATGCAGCTATACCTAACTGTCCACCAACTGCTGCTATTTGAGTTAACTCATTAATACCTGCTGGTGAAAATTTTGCTAGAGACCTTAGTTGTAATGCTATGTTTGCAAAGGCTGCTTCAGCTTCTTTACCTTCTTGTTTGATGTCTAATGTTTTCTTAACGTTAGCAAATTGCTCTTCGAATCTTACAGCTGCCATACCACCTAAAGCAAAAGCACCAACCATTGCAGCACCAAATGGAGCTATAGATGTTCCTATTGCCTGAGAGAATGCACTACCTGCTTTACCTACACGATTAGACATTAGTTGCATGTTTCTACCAACCTCACGGGTTGCTTGATTCATTGCACCTTTATCAAAGCCTGCTCTAAGCTTTATGTCTATGATTCCAGCAGTATTTGCCATATTATTTACTCTTCACGTTCTTTACAAATTCGTCTAAACTTATAGTATCACGAGGTCTATTTCTTCCTCGTCTTCTATCAAGCTCTTTCTTCCACCAGCCTTTAGGTGGGTTTGCTTCACCTGTTTCATAATCTGGTGTATATTCTTCGCCATTAACAATGGCATTATATTGTGGTAAGTAAAAAGAAGATTTATCTACTGGTAAGTAAGATAATAAAGTCATAAATTTTCTCCAGCTTAGAGATAAAGGGTCATCAACTTTGTAGAATCTTTGAAAGTCAGATTCAACAGGACCCCATCTAAAAAAGATGTCTCTATAGGAGAAACTTATTTTGGGTTATCGTCCTCACTATCTGCTGTCTCTAATTCTTCATTCTGACTAATGCCATACTTTTCGAGTAACCAATTAAGTAGTTCTTCGAGTTGCGGCCAAGTTGCACCTTTTGAAATTAATTCATCAAGTGTATCTTCACCGAGTAATGATTCTAGCCATTCAGGTATTACAGATGTAGGAACTACACCTGATTCATCCATATACCTCATTTGTGTTAGAACTACTCTTGCAGGTATTTGTCCTGGTAGAGTATATTTTTTACCAATCATGGTAAATTCTAATTCTTTATTTTCAGACTCTGATATACCTTTATCAAAATCCATATAATTGTCAGCCACACTGACCTCCTAGTTTATCCATTAATTTTTAGTTAATATCGAATACTTCTGTATCATTCTTATTATCAACAATTCTGAACAAGTCAGTATGTTGTGATACACCTTTTGGTTTAAGTACTTTAAACTCAGTCGCGATAACAACTTTTTGAGGTGCTTTTTGATGAGCCATTGAGAAAGCTCCAACGTTAATTGCACGTGGAATTTCAACATGTCTATCTGCACCAGCAGGTCCGTCAACTTTTAATAATAATGATTTCTCATCAAAGTCATCAGTTGATGGTGGTATTAAAGAAGCATAGTCAGATGCATAGTTAGCAGTATCACTTGATGTGAAAGTACCGCCACCTAAAGCTATCTGTAAATTAGTCATACCAGCTTGAGCAAGCTCACCTGTTAGTCTAACTTCTTGTGCTGTCTTAAATGTACCAATTGGGTCAACTTCTTCTGCGACCATGATATCTTCAAATGTTTTATCCATTTCAAGAGTCCAACCGTCTTCAGAATACCCAACGTCAACCCAGCCTGCAGCAGGGCTAGCCCATGCTCCAGAGTTGTCTCCAGGGAAAGCAACATAGTCGCCTCCTCCTGCAGTGTTACCATCATTTGCAATGGCAGCTACATAAAGTACACCAGTTCCGACAATAACTTCAGATATAGTACCGTTTGTTGTATTAGGCATTATTTATCTCCTGTTATTATTCTTCTTCTACTTCAGTATCTTGCAAGACACTGCCATTTTCAGCAGTCTCTTCTATGTCAGCTTCCCACGGAGCATCCTCAGCTTCATTGTCTTCCACTGGGGACTCTGAATCTTCTTCGATAAGTAAAGGATAACTTTTACCAGCTAAGGTCCAAGTTTTTTCCTTTAGTCTTTTCCAATCAGATTCTCCAATCTCAACCACATCATTCTGATTAAACAGTATGCCAGTTACAACATCTCTAGCTTGAGATTGCATAAACAAAGCATTCAGTTTAACCTGAAACTTTTTTTCTTTTTTTGCCATAAGTTCTTTCCTTATACCGCTCTATACGTCATAGCTAAAGCGATTGAATACCTACCAAGACCTGTAGAAACTTCTTCAACTCTTGTTGGGAATTGAACAATTTCAAATCCATATATCTTAGCTCTAGTATTACTATCACTTGTAGTTATATAAGTATTAGCATAGTTGAAAGCAGACTGAATCACGGCATTTGCTAAAGACATTGCTGTACTGTAATCAGCAAATGGTTTATCGTTTCCTGAACCACCCCATCTTCCTGCATAACATTCCATTGGAAGTAAAGCATTTTGTATATGAGCGTCACTTCTAGGATTTATTAAAGCACCACCTGCTCTAAATAATACTAAGAAAGGCAAGGAAGAACCACGAGGAAGTCTAGTAGCTACATTAGTTCCTACAATATCTGTTATTGCAGTTTGAGATAAAGCCCACTGACGAGCAATAATTTCTGCATCTGGTGGTACTAATTGACTTTGGTCTTTTGTATTTGCCATATTTAAATATTACACAATGTTTTAGAAATCAGGGGGAGCAAGTCCTATATTGCTGTAAAAAGTATCTAAGTATTGTCTTATTGATTGAACTGACCCATCTAATCCCATACCTCTTGAATTAGAATCTTGAGCTATAAATCTTATAAATGCTGATTTTATAAATGGACTAGCTTCACATTTTCTTATTATTTGTGATTTTATAATAGCTCTATCATTTGCTCGTTCAAGTCTGTTTATTTCTCTTTGACAATATTTCAACTGTGCAGCTGTTGAATAACCTCTTAAACCAAATTCTTTTTCTTCTCTTTCAATCAATTGGTCAAAGGCACTAGTAGTTGCTACTACTTGACCTACAGGTGCATCACCAGACCTTCCGCCAGGTGTTAATGTAGTACCAGGTATATCAACTCTTGCTCTTTTCTTTCCACTAACATCTGAAACTGTGTCTGTTATAGGATTCTCAATTCTATTTTCGATTCTTCCAAGTGCTAATTCTGACCTTCTTTTAGTAAGATGAATGGCTCTGTTTATATCCATAGTTCCATCTATCACTGCATTTAAATGCATAGTGTCACTAAATATTTCTAATATATCATCTCTAGCTTTTTCATCGAAAAATACACCAAAAGTATTTCTAGCAGATGCTTCCGAATCTCTTATTATCTGTTCTCTAACATCTGGATTGTTTATTGTTTCTGTATGAAACTGATTACGTGTTCTTCTGACACCACGACTTCTTCTTTTTGATTTATGTATTACAGTATTTAATGATTCAAACTGTGCACCAGCAAACTCTACAATTAAGTTTATTTCACGAGGAGTCAAATTGTCTACACCACCTGGACCACCACCTGCAAACTTAGGATTTATTTTTCTAATGTCTCTTAATAAATTATTAGTTAATCTATTAGCAAAATCAACAATTTCGCTATCCCCAAGTTCGTCACCTAAAATACTAAGTCTTTGTCTAAACTGTCTATTAATTTTATCTGATACACTTTGGAATTGTAACTGTCTTCCTATCTTTGCTCTTATAACTTGTTTTTCAAATTTCGGGTCATCTGGTCCAGAAATATTATTAGCTTCCATATCTCTTAATATTTCTACATCTTCCCTTACTCCTGGGTCTTCATAATTAAATCCAGAATCTAAAGAAGTAACATTTTTCTTACTTCTTGCATTAATAATTTGTCCAGGTATAAATGGCTTGCCATCATCATTAAGAGGTAAATCTGCTTGGTCAAATTGCCTGCTTGTTATTTCATAAGTTATTTCTTTAGTCTTAGGGTCTTTATGTTCACGATAATTAAATCCTTGCGGAGGAGGTTCACTGTATTCAAAACCAACAACAAATTCATCTAAGAAATCGTCACTCGGCATAACCTGACCAGTTCTACCCATTTCTTTCTGCATCCTGTGAATAGCTTTTTCTTGATTTAAAATACTGTCTTCATCTCTTATAACCTTTTCAAAAGCACGTCTATCATTTATGCTTCTACCTTCATTAGAAAAAGTACCAGGCCTTCTTCCTGTTTTGTCAGCCACACCCATTTGATTTAATATTCTACGACCACCAAATATTGCATCGTTTAAAGTATCTGAAGCTAAATCTAATGAACCAGTATCGAAAGCTGTACTTAATACTTTGTTCTTGCTAAGCATTAAATGACCATTTTCAAATATAGGGTTATTAATATTCTTGGCAGATTTTTCGTAAAGCTCTTCAAGTATTTGTCTTTCTCTTTTACCTGTTGGACCACTTACACCTCTTGACTTTACAAAGATATCACTTAATGAATTAGAAGCACTTACACCTGCCATACCTCCTGATACGTGACCTACCACATTTTTACCAGATGATACTTCAAGCCCAAAAGCTTTTGCTGCACCAAGAGCACTACGATACATAAACAAGCTTGGTGTATAGGTAAACATATCAGTTCGCTCAGTCAATTTACCCCTTTTATCTGTACCTGGGCCACCATACTCTATTTGATATGAATCTCTAATTGCATCATTTTTTGTTGATTGAGGTGTCTTACCACCAAAAGATACTACATACTCGACTGTAGCTTCCTTACCCTTAGGACTTGTATTAGGTTTTTTTGAGTGTATAGCTGATTGTATCTGTCTTCTATTAGGCACAAAGTTATGTCTCGTTGGATTATCGGAAAAATTTTGAACAAGATGAGTATCTCTATTTATTGGAGTAGGGTTAGGCTTCTGTCTATCGGCTAATGCCTTTTTGTATCTAAGGGAACCAAGATTTTCTCCAGAAACTTTTTTAACTGTTTGTTGAGTTCTTACTCTCTTTTCAGTAACAGTACCCCCAGTAAAAAATTTTTTAGAAGTATTAGGACCCTGTATAGGAACATCTTCAAAAATGTCACCACCAAACCTATCTGTACCAGTTTTTTCTTGCCTTTCTAAATTAGGCATTACAAATGATGTAGATGCATACTCACCCTCTTTTACTTGTACGTTTCTTACAACATCTTGTTTAACTGTCTTTTCTACTGGAGGACCATAAATATTTAAATCTGCATTTCTATATCTACTTTTTTTTCTATAAGAACTAGTACCTGTGTAGTTAGCATCGTCACCATGTAGGTATCTCATTACGTCTACAGATTTACCTATTTGTAAAACCCCTTCTGGACCCATAACATCTAATTTTTCTTGTAATGACCTAGCAGTTGCTATGGCCATGTTTACATGATTCTGAACTGGACCAGTAAAATCTGGACCCATTTTATCAGCAAGTAACATTGTCTCTGCAATAAACTCTTTTATCTTAGTAACTGTTTCTGCACCACCAGTTGGATTTCCAAAAGCATATTCTGCACCAATTCCTGATTCTCCAACTGCTAAATCAGCAAGAGATTTAGCTTCACTGTTTGTCATAGAAGGTGTATGGCTTCTTTCAAAGGTACCTTGATTACCAGTATTTGGTGCATATAAACTTTCTAAGATTCTTCCATTTTGATGTGGACCAAAACCATGAGTAGATATATTATTAAATGAAGTAGGTGAACCCGCTAAAGCATCTGAGCCCATAATATCTACAATATCTTTTCTAGAAAGTAAAGCATCTATATTGTCATCATCAAAAGTAGAAAGTGAAAATGCTGACATTATTTGGTCTTCTTTTCCTAATCTACCTAATGAACCATCTACATTGTTTCTGTTAAATCTATGTAAAGCATATGGGTCAGGAGCGTTTGATATAGCTATAGCTTGCATACCTTTTTGAATTTTTAAAAAATCTAAAGCTACTTTATTGCCTGTACCTTTTACATAGTCATCAATCTTTTTAGAATCAAGTTTGAATTCAGTATATAGTTGATTTCTTATTTTAAAATCTAATCTTCTTAATCTTAATGAAGTAAATCTACCACCTAGCACTCTTAACCCTCTACCACCAAGACCACCACCAGTCGGCATAAAAGAATTTAAAATTCTTGAATATCCAAAAGCAGCTAGTTTATAAACACCACGTCTTGTCAAAGATTTCATTGTTGCTTGCTGAGGATTTACTGCTGCTTTTACATCATTGCTAAATTGTAAAGAATTATATAAACCACCTCTTGCTTTACTTGTACTTACACCAGTTAAAGCACCAACTGTTCCAAGATTGTAAGCAAATGCATAACCTTTATTTTTATAACCAGGAACGTCTCTAAGAGACTTGAACATTCTCCTTCCAGTACTAGCAGACCGAAGGTCAGAAGCAACGTTACCTAAGTAACCCATATTACTCTCTATGTAATAAGCTTAAGGATTTGTAATATATTTCGCCATCCATTTTTCTTCCTTCGCTTACGGCTTCTATCTCATAATATTTATTGGAGGATGCTTCATATATTCTATCTGATGCTTTAACATCTGTATCACCTGGGAGTACTAAATTAAAACTTCTTACAACAGTATTTCTACCATCTCTGTTTTCTACTTCATTGATTAAAGTAAATCTACATGGAACATTTGAAGATACATTTGCCCAATCATTACTTTCTATTCCTCTTTCGTCTACAGAAGAACCAGAAGTTCTTTGTATGTGAACTTTATCAATAAGTAATCTTCTTGGAAATCTTGCTGGCATTATACAAAGAACTGCCTTCTGAATGGACTAAGTAATGTTAAATCAGCAGCAGTTAATATTGTTGCTGCATTTAATGAAAGTCCACCAGGATAACTAACAGAGTAATCTCCCATTCTTTGACTATCAGATAAAACAAAATTAGACACATCAGAAGTAGATTGTCCTTTGATTTCTCCTGCTTCTTGTTGTGATGCAATTATTAAAGTTGATTCAAGAATTCTAGCAGCAGACCTTTCAGTAACGGATTTAAACTGTATAGGAAGTTTTGGATTATCAGAACCACTTCGTGGATAATATCCTGCGTTATAAACTACAGTAATATTTAGAGGTCTTGCATAAGACCATCTTGTTCCAATTCTTGTTACTCTACCATTAGAATATTTAACAAAATCTTTTGAGTTACCTTCTTCTAATGTAGTGTCATCTTCAGTTATTGATGTTATAGAATTTACTGGTAGATGAGTTAAAAATAAATCTTTAGTTTGGTCACCTGTAAATGTTTCAGTTTGATTAGCTTGTTCGACATCGTAACCTACATATTCAACAATAGCTGCTTGAACTAAAGGAATAATATTGTTTGTTAAGTGTGTCTCTAAGTCAGAGGATAAAGCAAACTGTACGTAATTTTCTACGTCAGATGCAGTACAGAAAGCCATTAGTTAGACCTCCTGTTTTACTTATCTTCTTTTTTAACTTTGGCAGCTTTGTTTTCTACTGGTTCCTGAGCTTTAGCTTTTGCTGGCTCTGCCTTAGCAGGAGCTTTTTTAGCAGGAGCTTTCTTTCCCCAACCTTGCTCTTTCAGCCATTCAGTTGGATATTCATGTCCAGCTTTAGCAATTAAATCTGCTTGACTTACAGGTAAGTCTGCAGCAACGCCTTCCCATAACTTTCCATCAGGGAGCTTCCAAATATTCTTTTCTGGTATCGTATACATAATAATTATCCTACCTTACTTCTTACGCTTTTTAGGTTTTTTCTTTTTCTTAGGTTTGTTGTAGTTCATGCCGTAGCCCATAGTTCACTCTCCTGTGATTATTCTTCTATTACCTCGTCAGTACTATCCTCAACCTTCTCCTCATCAGAAACTTCTTCTTCCTTAATTAAAAATTGTTCTAATTTTGCCTCAGAATTTTCAAAAAAATCTTTATCTCTTACAACCATACCAAATCTTTCTACTTGGTCTTTTGTGTCTTGTTGGTTTACATATTTCATAAATTCTCCTAATGGTTTAAAGGGCGAATACAAATCCGCCCTTTTAAAACCAAATGTCTTGTTACATTGCTGTAATAGTACAGAATGCAGTTGGACGATAAATTGCAAATCCTAATCTCATTGTCAATCTGATTGCCAATTGATTCTTTGCAAAGAAATCGCTGTGACTGTCGGAAACAGCTAAGTCAACGCCTTCTCTCATTATTACTTGAGCAGCATCGCCTCCGCCGAATTTACCGACTAACATTGTTCCTTCAGCAATTACTGATGAAGTAACTACGTTTAATCCCCAAAGTTTTGGAGCAACAGCTTCACCGAATCCACCAGCAACGACAAACAATGGGTTTCTAGAACCGCTTGTTTCTACAGAACTTTCTTCTGTAACAAGGTCGTACCAGTCGGATGGGTGCATAATTATTGCGTCTGGTTCTACGAAAGCATCTTTTCTGATTTCAGTGATTGCTTGATAGACCTGACCGATTTTTCTTAACTTACCTGAATATGAACCAAATGCAAAGGTATTAATACCTGATTTGTTCAATATACCAGTTAAGTTAGGAGCACTTCCTGAACCGTTGATTAATTGGTTATCCAAGTTCAACTTCATCATTGTTGATAAACGTGAGTTGACATATCCTTGAATACCAGCAACATCAGCTAACAACTCGTCAGTTACAGGCAAGAAAGTAGCCATCTTTCTGATGGATTCTGTTCTTTCTGTAAATGCTAAAGCACCTTCATTAGATGAACTAATGTCAGTAGACTCAGCAACTGCACCAGCGTTGTTGGTGAATGTTGTTTCTTCAAGATATACGTAAGCATTTTGGTTTGTTTGAATTTGGTCAAATAATCCAATAACGCTATCAGGATTTCTTAAAGCGGTCTCCAATATACCAGGAGCTCTTAGGCTCTCTGGTGCATAACCAGTTGTATTTAATGTTGTTTTAAATTCAACATTTGAATCTACACCTTTAACACCATTCTCATTATATGCATTATAAGCTTTTGTTCCTGTGAACATTTCACCAATTGATTTTGGTGAGTTTACTTCTTCTGCATTAGGAATAGCATTTACAGGTGCTGATTCGACTTCCATAGCCTTTTCGTTGTTAACTTTTGCTTCTTCAATTTTTAAATCATCAACAAGTCCTGCAAGTTCTGTGTTGTAACCTTTGATTTTCTCTTTGGCTTCAGCAGTGTACTTGCCGTCTTCTTGTGACTCAAAAGCAGCTTTAAGTTCTTCACGAGAATTAGCTATTTGGTCTTTGAGTTCTTTAATTTTACTCATTAACTTAATCTCCTGTGATTATATTATTCTTCGATTAAGTCAGCTTCCAAGGACTCAGCAATTAATGCTTGTCCTTCAGCCCAGAGTGTATCAGATTCTTCGTCGATTTGAACTTCAGCTTCACCTTCTGCTACTTCTTCTGATTCACCAACAGGTACAGCGTCGGTCTCTGGTTCAACAGATTCCTCTTCTTCCTGTGTTTCCTCTTCTTCAGTAACTTCAGGTTCTATGACTTCAACTTCTTCAGTAGATTCTACTACTGCTTCAGCTTCATCATTTGCATCAACTTCTTCCACAGATTCCTCTTCAACAGATTCTTCTGCTTCTTCGACGGCTTCCTCTAATACTTCTTCATTATCATTTCCGAATTCAGTTATGAATTCATCAACTTCTGCCCAAGCTTCCGTTAAGTCTTCTTGAACAGAGCGTAATGCTTCTGTAGCCTTCATACCTAGTTTCCTCCCGTCCTTAGCACGTAACATCGCAATGGCGTTAGCGCGTGCCATCAAGTTATTAAATGCAGCAAGCACATCTTTAACTTGTTGTGAAAAAGAAACCTTATCTTGAGTCTCTTCTTCAACACTTTCATCTACTTTGTAATATGATTTACCTTCAACTTCAACAATGTTAATTGTCTTGCCAGAAGTTTCTGCTTCAGCTAAAGCTTTAGCAGGGTCTTCATAAATATTTTGTAATGCCTTTTCAGGTTCGGGGTCAAGTAATTGGTCTCTGATATCATTAATATCTTTTGCCAGTTCTTTTACTTTACTTACCCACCAACTTGGAAGTTCAGCATTTTCATCTTTTGGTAGATTCTTTAAAATATCTTTCATGTCTTCAGCGATAGTTCCTAATGCCTGCATGACAGTGTGTTGTGGTGTGTGACCTTTTGGCTTATCACCATTCCCTGTTGCTTCATGATATTCTTCATGAGTTTTGCATGGCATAAAAACTTCTTTTCCGTCATCTGTTTTATGAGTATGTACACCAACAGCACATGAAAGTTTTTTAGACCTTTCCATTGCTTCACCAGGATTATCAAAGACATCCTTGTCTAAAGCAACCTTTACATCATCAGCTGGCTCAAAAGATTCATTTGTTAAATTATCTTTTTCTCCAGATTCTTTTACAAAAGCTTTTACTAAATCATTATTAGATTTGATTGCCATTGTATATGTTTCTTGATTAGCTCCAACTAATACTGGGCTAACTTCGAATACAGTTAAGCTCTTAAGATATCGAGCATCTATTTGCTCGTCATTACCTCTTTCTTTGAACTTACCGTGTTCAGCATCGTTAACTCTATATCCAAAAGACCATTGTTGTAACTCACCCATGTTCTTAACAAGTTTGTAAGCTTCTTGTCCTGAATCTGTATCCATAAAAAATTCACCAACAAATGTAGCTTTATCGCCATCTTCTTTGATAAATCCTTTTCCTATAGGCATATCCCATTTATGAGCCCAAACCATAGGAACCATTCCTGAATCCCATTTTGATTTGATTGCACCAGGTACGACAACATCGCCGTCTGAATCTAGATTATTGAATACAGAAAAAACTGCTGATACTTTTCCTTCAGATTCTTCATCAACCTGAAAGTCTATATTTTTAATTTCTTCTTGCATGCTAAATAAAACTCCTATTGTAATTACAGTTTTATATATTTATATTAAACAGAAGGTGTTGAATTTAGTGTCTTTTCTTTTGTAATATCTTTTATAACAGTTAACTTTGAAATTGGTTGTGTTACTTGCCTGTCAGTCTTTTTATGTTTTCCGTTTTCTAATATTGCCCATACAACCATCGTTGCTGTTTTATCTTGTCCATTTATTGAAGTGACTACTCCGTGAACAGTAGAAGGTGGGTCGGGGTCCTTATTGATTGACCAACTAACAGATTGCCCAACTCTAACACTTGATGCTTTCTCCCCATCCTTTTTAGATGAGAGTGGGTGAGAAGAAGGAAGCAAGTCTTGGTCATAAGGCTTTCTCTTAAATCTACCAGTCCTCAATGCATGAAGGAACCCGTTAACTCTGGCTACTCCCCACTGTTCAGGTCCTGAAACATTACCACGAACTGAACCAGGGTTTGTACGATAAGCACCTACACCTCTACGAAACACAGCAATTAAAGTTCTTAAGTTAGCCCTATGCTTAGGATTTTTTTCATTGTGTTCCTTAACCTTATTAGTTAATATTTTTCTGACATTAGCAGAAACCTTTTGTGAAAATATATCATCTAGTATTTCACTTTGTAATTCTAAACTTTTCTTTCTTCTTTCTCTAACAAGTTTTTTTCTTTCAGTAATAATTTTTTTCATAGCAGGAACACCAATGTTAGATACACCGCCCCACTTTATATTTGCTATAGTTCCATTTAATCTTGTATTACCTTGATGTCTTCCCATGTATCGTTCTCTTCTACGAACCCAATTCAAAACTGATTCACTTCTATCCCCAGCTTTGTATTTAGCCCAATTTCTATAAGCATCATTACCTGTGAAAGAAGTTGGTGGATTACCACCATTACCAGCTAATCTCCATATCTCTGGCCAGTTTTCTTTTAAATCTTTTGCATAACTAAATGGAAACTCTTTATATTTAGAATTAGATATTACAACTTTTTTATCTTCACCTGGACTTGGAAAATTAGTCCTATCTTTTTTAGGCTTTTCTTTCTTTTCACTTCTCCAAGAATCAGAATCTATTTCTTCTAAAACTTCAGCTTCTTCAGTGGATACTTTAATATTTTCTATATCATCATTTTTCTTCATGTTACTTAAAAAGGTTTCAGCTTCTTTTCTAGTTTTAAAACATTTAACAACTTCATTATCTTTGTGAGTAATTACACAATAAGAACCATTAGGCATTTGAGCAATATACTTTTCTTCTTCTAACCTTTGAGGTGATTCAACTATTTGTTGTCTTGTTGATTCTGGAACTGCAGCAACAGTTCCTAATAAACTTTTACCTTCATCATCTGGAGAAAATCTATCTCTTTCCAATAATGGTTGACCATCTGTATCAATCTGTACAGTATTTAATGGTCTTAGGTATATTTCATGTCTTTCGTCAGCATCCAGACCTACTACCTTTCTAGCTTCGCCGATTGTTATCCAACCGCCTTGTACACCCGTATTAACTCTTTTATACAAATCATCCATATCTTCTGATAAGGCTCTTACATTTGGTATATCAAATTCACAAATAGAACCATCATTACTAAAGTCTGGTTCAAGTAATTGATGTGTAAGTTCTGAAGCAACCATTTTCCATAGTGGTATAAGTTTTTGTTCTGTAAAAAATTCTCTTAACTCTCTTGTATTATTGTAAGTTGCTGAATCTAAACCAGCACCTAGTCCTGCTAATATTGCAGGTACACCTAGTACTGCTGATATTCTTTCTTCAGGAAGTCTTCTTAATTCTTGAAGTTTCATTTGGTCTGGAGAAAAAGAAACTATATCTACATTCATAGAACCAGATAGAACCATAGGGGCTCCTCTGTTTTGTCCACCAAACTTTTGTTTGTATGATTCAGATATTGCTTCTGCTTCTTCTCTAGTAGGACCACCTAACGAATCATTTCTAGGAGACAGTACAACTCCAGGTACGGCCATATTGTGTAATAGAGCAGCGGACCATTGTCCTGCAGCCTCGTCTCCCAGAATCTCTCTAAGTACTCCTTTAAGAGGAGCATGACCTCTCCTATGGTCATTAGGGTCGATTCCTTGTCGGATATGCACTACATCTTCAACAGGTAATTTTAAATTCTCTCCACCTTTACCCTGTTGATAATATTCATAATGAGTTATCAGTTGTTCAGAGTTACCTCTTACTTCAACAAGGCTTGGCATTATAGGAACTAATTGGACTACTTTTCCATTTGCATTTCTATTCTTAAAAAGAAAAGCATCTCCAACTGTATTGATTGCTAAAACTATATAGTGAGATAAAAGTCCAGCTGACATAAAAGGATTAGGTCTTTTGTATAAACTTTCTACTGGATGATTATTTACGAGGTCTCTGTTTCCAAAAGAATCAGTTTTACTTACTTGAAGTAATGGTTCTGAAAATGCTGTTGATAAAACATTTAAGCAAGCTATTACAGCCGAATTAGCTGAACCATCTCCAATCTCTCTAAGTTTATCAGACTCCCAGAAACCAGCAGATGTGTTGTATCCGTATACAGATAAATCAGCACCATAAGTTTGGTTGTAACTAGCATTACTTTTACTTCCAATATCTCTACCTGCTAGAGCATCAAAAGCTTTTTGAAATCTATTTCTTTCTGCCATTAATTAATATGCTTCCCACACAACTCTCTTGTGCATTTCTTGAGCTCCAAGTGCAAGTGCGTCTACCATGTCATCATGCGAACCTAGTGGAAATGCAAGGAGCTCACGCTCTAGGTTCGGTAGCCATGGTGCTTCCGCTTTCATAAGTACATTTCCGCTCTCCATCCTAGCTGATAATGGTAAAGCTTTGGTTATTTTATCTTTATCTGCTTTCATTTCTTGTACACGATAACCTTCTCTTGAAAGCATTTGTGAAACAGTTTTAGATAATCCAACATTTTCTATACAAACATGAGTCCAATTATATCTTTGATACATGTTTTTAATTTCAGGAAATACATCAGGGCCTTCAACTTTTACTTGTTTTACATCATTAACAAATAAAGTTCCATCACTATGCTTTGCAAAATCTACTATTGCTGTGTAGTCAGAACTAGTAGCAGTAGTAACTGCAATATCTGCTGCCCCAAAATGTGTTAGTTCAAGTGGGTCCCATGTACCACCACCACCTGACCACAAACCATTTTCTGTTTTTTCATAATACGATAACCAATGAGGTTTAAAAAGAGATTGTCCATCTTCAACAAACTCTGCTAGATATTCTTGTGTATAAATAATTGAACCCACTTCTTTCTTAGCAACTTCTACTTCATCAGGGTCTATTGCAGGATTGTCAGTCGTAGCAAATCTAAAGGTTTCCCAATTGTCATCATCTTCAGCCATTTTCCATAAATCATAAAACCAGTTATTCATTCCCATAGGAGTGCTAATAAATAAAGCTCCACCTTTTCTTTCAGTAAGAGTAGGTCTTAAAACTTCTCTCCATACTTCAGGTTTAACAAAAGCTGCTTCATCCATTACTAAGAAGTCCAAACCTTCACCTCTTAATCTTTGTGGATTGTCTGCAGACTTAGCAGCAATATATCCGCCATTCTCAAATTGAACTTCCATATTTGCTAAAGAAACTTTTGGTCTTATTTCTTGAGGGAAAGACATAGCAGCAGATTCAATAGCTCTCCAACCAACTCTAGCTATTGAAAATGTAGGAGCAACCCACCAAGCTCTCTTGCCTTCTAATGCAGCTTGAATACAAAGTTGAACTCCTAATCTTGTTTTACCAAACCTTCTTCCTGCACAAAGTACTTTCCATCTTGATTCTGAATTAGCTACTTCTTCTTGTGCTGGATGTAACAAAGGAAGTTTGGCAGAATATTTCATTCCCCTTCGTAATCATCCCAAGTTTCAAGTAATGCAAAAACAGTTTCTTCCAACTTATCTAATTCCATCACAACCATTCCATCTGATGTACCATCAGGCATTGCTACAAAAAGGAAAGGTTTATTGTTTCCTATGGCAGAATTATTTTCATCTGATTGTTGTTTAGCTGCTTTAAATTTTGTCCATAAAGATTGAACTTGTTTACCTGCTTTTACTTCTACACGAACATGACCTAACCAACTTTCCTCATGTCCCATCATTGAACGAAATTTAGTATTAGGTATCTTAAGTTTTTTTCTAGCAAGGTTTTGTTTTCTTCTACCTTTATTCCTATTACGCCTTGCTCTCTGTGCGGCTTCACTTTTAGCAGGGTCATCTGGGTTGTATCTCTTTTGTCCCATAGCTACATTAAACCCTGGGCCTTTTTCTCTAAGCTTCCTTGATTTATATTCCGAATAAGTTTCATCATCTCGCATGTCGAATCCTGACATCCTACCACCTGTACTTTCTTTTCTTAGCCTTCTCATATTTTTGATATGAGGTTGTTGTTAAATTACTTGGGTCTTTTTCCCATTCTACATCAATTGGTGTTTCAAACATTACGTTCCTAGAAATTTGTCTTTGTGTAGGACTAGAACATTTAGGACAATTTATTTTTGGTTCTTCTTTAATTCCATATGTAACTTCAAAAAGAAATTCACAAATATCTTTAATGCATTTATGTTCATATCTAGGCATGGGGTAAGTATAGTAGTTATTTTGAATACGGCTATCCTATGGACAGCCGATGATGGGAGGAGGTCGGTGTGGATGCCGACTATTTAATATTAGCTGTTACGAACTTTCCTAGTGGTATTTGAGACTACCTTTGGATAAAAAATATTTAAATAATTTTCTATGTAAAAAGTTATATCTTCTTGTACAGGAACAATAAATTTTTCAACAAGTTGTTTTTCTTTAATCATTGAAACAAGATATTCTTTTTCATTTAGTATTTTTATTTTGAATCTGCATCCTGCGTATATAAAATCTTGAATCATGATTCTTTAAATATACCATAGGGGTTTGGTATTTCAGAAAAGGAATTCCCGCCTCGCAGGACGGGTTCTTAATCCCTTTGAAAAGTATTCTTACTATGGAACTTCCATAGATGATTACAAATTAATCTTAATACTATTAAATAAATATCCAATCAGGTTTTTCATTTATACTTTGAAAAATCTTTGATAGCATTCTTACATCTTCAATAGCTGAGTGTGCTTCATAAGTTTCATCGAACATCCATTTAGCTACATCAACTTGACTATGCTTTCTGTCTGGATACATTTTTTTAATTTCTGCTTTAGTATCTCTCCATTTACAAAGTGGTGGCATTAGATTATATTTCTCACATGTCTGTTCCATAACAACTTTATCAAATCCAAATGCGTTGTGTGCTACAGCTGTCTTACCAGTGAGAACACGCTGCACTTCTGGGAACACATCTGTCCATTTTTGCAGGTCATCTCTCTTAATAAATTTATCAGGCTCATAACCATGTACTTCTGTAGCCCAACTTTTACCTTTAACAACGAAATCTGGGTGGGGTTCTATGAAGTAATGGTATTCCATACCACTAGATAAATCTATTAAGGCTAATTCAATAGGGTCATACCACGTCTTTGATTTAAAATATCCTAGTTCTTTGGGTGGTGTGTTGAATATATCACAACCAGTTGTCTCAAAATCTAGGATTACAAACTTATCTTCCATATTCATCCAATGGTTTGAGGCGTTTTATCTTTTCTGGTATCTCATAACCCTGTGTTTCAAGCCAATAAAACATTTCATGTCTAGTAAATGGACCTACTAACATAGGTTCATCATCTCTAGTAAGCCATATCTCCCAATACCAAACAGGTATCTTAGCTTTTTTTCTCTTGCTTTTGCCTTCGTTCTCGTCGAATAGCGCGTCGTTCACGTTCAGATTTACCACCCCATATTCCAAATCGTTCTTTTCTTTCTACTGCGAATTCTAGGCACTCCTCTCTAACATCACAGTCTTTGCATATAGCCTTGGCTTTAACAGTTGAACCACCTCTTTCTGGAAAAAACAAATCCTGATTCTCTCCAACACAGTTTGCATCTTTATAAAATCCTGGGATTTCAAGTATGTCTGCCAGCGTCGCTATAGATACTCTCCCTTATTGTTAATTACATAGTAGAGAGTAAGCTAAAGACTTAATAGATTTAATAAGATATACAGCATAACCATCCTAAAGGGCTTTATTCTTTAGTATTTTTCCATCTTGAGTCTAGTACGGAGTCAAAAAAATTTTTTTTCTGGGTTTCTCTAGTCTATACGGGGTTTGTAGAGTTGAAACAACGTTGAAATTATAAAAATGTGTGGGGGGAGCTAAGCTAATCCCCGTATTCTATTTGGAATTGTACGACCTCATCCTTGTCCCTGATATCCATAGTAGAACGTTTGCCCCACTTCTGAGGGAACGACCTCTCTAAGAACCAGGCCGACGCTTGCCATGTGCCATTGTCTGCAGCTTTCCTAATGTTCCTAATGTGTGCTCCCTCTGCTTCGGCTCTTGCTCTTTTTATAGAGTCCGAAAACTCCGAATACATGTTAACAACCTCGACTTCACCGTCCTCTTGTACTGCTGGTAAGGAAGAAGGGTCACCTGACTCTAGGGCTTTCTGATGCTCTTCACCCTTTTTCATCCAGTCATAGTAGGTAGAAGTAGAGATACCAGCCATAGTGGCCGCGTCCTCTTGATAGTAACCAAGCTTAAGCCAGTTACAAATCTCATCAATCTTATCTTGAGTTAGTTTGGTAGGTCTTGCCATGAGATGATTGTATCACAGAAGAGGTGGGGAGTGGGGGATAGGGGGGTGACGATTTCACCTCTACATTGAAAACTAGAAAAAAATTTGCGAGGAGCCAAGTATATAAAATGTATATGTTTTTTTGATTTAACAATGCCCCTACCCACACAGGTTCTTAATGAAAGGAGAACTAATGACTAACAAACAAAATACTAACGACATATCAAAGCATAGAAAGGAGAGAAAGATGAAAACTTATGCACTAGATATAGAGACTGTATCCAATCAAGGTGAGGACTATTTCAAGAATAGACATTGGAATGACCTCATAACTATAGCAATAGTTAATGTTGAGGATACTACTGAGCAATACTACTGGAGTGTCAGACCACCTGAGGAGTACTATAACTCTTCTGGGTGGTGGGATGGTCATGGACTATCTTGGGATACTCAAAGAGATATGCCAACTCTAGATATAGTATGGCCTGAAATCTATGAGTTACTAGAGGGTCAAACAGTAGTAGCACATAATGCCTTTGGATTTGATAGAGAAGCATTTATTAAATCAGCTAGACATTATAACTTAACACTACCTAATACAAGATGGATAGATACTAAGTATGAAGCTAGAAACATATGGAAACTAGATAGGTCACAATCATCATTAGAGAATCTATGTAAGACTTATACATCATATGATAAAGCAAATCACCACAATGCACTAGCAGATACTCTCATGCTTGCAGGTCTATATAACTTTATGATATCTAAAGAAATCTTTGACTATTCATGGACAGTCAAGCTATCTATGGCTGACACTGATGATACAACACTAGTCAATACAATGTTTAACAATTGTCCATTTTAATAATAAAGAAAGGAGAGAACAATGTATATCACAATTGATATGCTGACTGACCCAATGTTTTACTTGGGTCTTGTACCGTTTATGTTCTTCTTAGGTGGCAAGTGGTCACCTTTGAGCAAATTAAAATGGTATAGAACGT